CGGAGATTGTTCGTGTGGGCGCACCAAGAATGGCGTAGGCATTTGTTCTACACGCGGATCGACGAACTAAAGTATAGGGAACGAGCAACCATGGGATCCCGTGTCGTGCCCACAATTGCTGAATTGGCCATTGGTGGAGCCGTAGTGTGCTGTGCGATGGGACTGACGTACTTAGTTCTTACCAAAGCTGCGGCCAAAACAGAGAAGATGGTTGAAACGACCGCTGGGAAAATGCTACAAAGTGTTTATTATTTGCAAAAACAGTCTTCGGCTGTCCCAAAAGCACTCATTAACTCAATAACGCGCAACACGATGGCAGCTGTCTGCAACACCGACGATAGCATACAACCAGAAGTCAGGCCACTTTCTACGTACAAGTCCATTTTTCAATTCCTCAAGTATGGATGGTTCATGATGGCCTACTCTGTCTATGGGGCCCCCGTCCTCGAGGAAAATGTCAAGAGATATGTCGGACGCTTCAAATACTTTGATGACAAGCCCATAATGAGAAAAGCTTGTGATGTCACCTGCGGTCTGGCCTTCGGTGCCTTTGAGAACGTAACAAATGGTCCCTTATATGGCAGAGTGTGGGGCCGATATGCACTTCACGGTGCTCTTGCTGCCCTGCCCCTCAACCATGCGATATATTTCCACAGTTTATGGAATGCCGTCGCTTGCTACACAGGCATCCTCAATCAAATTGAAGCCATTGAACCCATACCACCTTTCTCAGTCAGCGTGGTCACCATGCATGTCAGTGCTCTGTTGGCACCATTGGTGGCACGTCAAACGTACATGCACTCAATATCACATCAGCACATGTGCATTGAAGATATCTGTCTTGACGGATTGGTGCCACTGGTGCCTACACAACCGGCCTTCAGGTACACCCCAGGAGAACTAAGCTGCATACAGAAGCATGGATGCAGCGGGTATTGGGGCATCTATGGGAGAGTCGGCACAGTGTTTAGAATGTGCAGCCACAATGAAGCTATCGCATTACATGGGCGCGTGGGAAAGCTGCTGCCAGTCCATGTTAATCCTGAAGTCTATCGAGCGATGGTGGAACGATGGAGAGTTGAGGTTTTACCTTTTTTGAATATCCTACGTCATCTACAAGTGCCACAGCAGCATGCACCCATGAACTTCGAACTGTGGGCTTCCACCTTCCCACCATCTAGACGTGAGGCACTCTTGAGAATCGGCAGATACGCAACCGACTTCAACTTGGCTGCATCAGCCTTCATCAAGCGTGAAGTGGCAGTGAAAGACATGGATGACGTCAAATTCAAGGATCCTCGTTGGATTCAAGGATGCCCACTAGAGCTGAGTTGCAGTGTCGGACCATACCTACGACCTTGGGTCAAATCAGTCAGAGACGTGTTTATGCCAAATTGGCTGCCCACTAGCTGGAACAACTGTAACCAAATCGTGTACACTTGCGGTTTGAACGCAGTTGAGGTTGGTGATTGTCTGCAGAAGGCCATCGACACAGTCACTGAAACCATGGACTATGGCGACAATGTCATCTTTGTTGAGGACGACCAGTCACGATTTGACCTACACCTCACTGAGGGCGCATTTCACATGCTGGACCGCATTTACTCCACATACTTGCCACGCAAAGTTAGACGTTTGTTGAAGCGCAGAACCAGCCGCGGCTACAGCAAGTTGGGTGGCCGTTATGCCGTACCATACACGATGCAATCAGGATGGCCAGACACTTCAATCGGCGACACTCTCATCAACATTTGCATGAAATACGCTGCCCATGGTCGTGGCAACAATTGGATCAGCATCGTATGTGGCGATGACAGCGTCACAATCA